ATATACCCGCCCGGCACCGCGGAATTATAAAAGAAGTTTCGTGCATACTGCTGAGAAAAATTATCATTATCGACCTGCAAACCTGCTGCTTGTGTAGGACCTGTTCCTTTATAGATATTAAGAGGATTTGGATATGCTATATGGATTACTTCCGCAGGGTCAAACGGTATATTCTCCCCGCCCCAGATATACACATAGCCCTTTATAAAATTGTCTTTATCCGGTACAGTCCACATCCTATCGGGAGGTACAGGCCATATTTCCGCTGGCTGTCCCAACCCATTCTTGGAAAGCACCCAATATACTTCGCCTGTAAGTTCCAAATAAGTCTGTGTAAGCTCTATAAAGTCCGGGAATGGCATAAATGGATTAGGTTTTTTTAATAGGTTGTATATAGGACCGTCGATTATGTCTATCTCTCTGCCTTCGCTATCCCTTGTGAACAATCTCCATTCTACCGCTGCTACTGATTGCGCTATTTTTGACACAGCAGCAAATACCCAGTTATTTTGGCTATATGCTTTCATCCAGTCGGTTTCTTTGCGGTCTGGCGGTATTTGCCAATTTAACGGGTAGTAGCTGAATGGCGTTGCTTTTTCTTTTCGCTTAAAAAATCTTTGCAGTATATTCAACTTCTCACCTCCTTAATTAGACGAAAGAACAATTTCGTATTATAGCCACCTGATTTTTACCTCATTCTTGCTCATCAACGGTTGTAAAGCATACCTCAATGAGTCCATAGCATGGTTATTCATGTCTATTGGCTCATCAAGCACATTACCATTTTTATCTTCTCTGTATTTGTATGTTTGTATCTCTTTGATAGTATTCACACAACTCGGATGAATGTATATCTTGTGTCTCTTTATCCAATCTATCCCAAAATTTACACTATCTTTGCCTTTTGTACAAGCCTGTATTCTAAATCTAGCCTTCCTAAATTCTTCTATCCTATCAGGCTCTGCACTGTCGGCTGTAATCATATATCGTTTGTTTACTTTATTTTTACACAGTTCTATTAATTGTGTATTTGTTAAATGTCTTTCATAGATTTCATCAAGTATATATATTTCATTGTCTTTGAAAGCAACTTTTAATAGTGCTGACGGGTCATTGTACCCAAAATCAAGTCCATAGTATATTGAGTTATATCGGCTTTCATCAAGCGGTATATCTTCAACAACATAGTTGGTGTATATAAGATTGCTAAGGACGCCCCACTCACCAAGCGCATAAATCTTATAATACGTTGCATCTTGGTTTTTCAAATCCTCAAGGACTTTCGCATATTCTTTATCTATAAACCTATTATCCAAATAAGTAGATTTTACAATCGTTGCATTATCCCTTGGAAAATCAAAAAACGTCTTTTTAAGCCAATGCAAAGCTGATATTGGGTTAAATGTCAAAATAATCTGCTTGTAGTATTGTGTAGGACCTCTCAATCTCAAATCAAGCTGCTGAAAGTCTTTTTGTTCCAATTCGCTTGTTTCTTCAATCCATATTCCTGTGATGCCTGCAATGGACTTAAGCTTTTCAACATCATCCAACCCGACAAACAGAATTTGATTGCCGTTTATACAACTAATTGTCATGTCGCTTTTGTTGACTTTAAATAACGGTGTTAAATTCCACTGTGCTATTATGTCTTGGAATAAAGAAAAAATGCTGAATCTAAGTGTCCTTGCGACTTTCCTCACAACAAGGAATCTATGTGTTTTTTCTGTCAACAATCGGACTAATATCTTTTGTGCTGCAAACACGGATTTTCCACTACCAGCTCCGCCATATAAAACAAGATAACGGCTCTTGTCTTTGTACAGAGGATAATATATGTCATTTGTTAACTCAGGTAATGCTGTTAAATCTATATTAATCATTTTTATCTGCCGTTAATTCATCTGGTAACTTAACGACTATATCCATGTCTGTTTTTAAATCAATATTCTGTTTGTCTGCTGGTTTTATATCCAGCCTATCCAGTACATCTTTAATTGCTTGTAATCTTACCATTTCTGAGCGTGCCGATAGGAGTTTATCAAGTTCTCTTAATGCCTTAGAGGACATACTCATGAGCTTGCGCTCTATGTTTTTTTTCATCTCTGCCGTGAAATCATAAATTGCCTGTTGAAATTCTTCATTCTGTTTCCACCGATATAATGTTGTGCGCCCTATGAAACATGCTTTTGCTATTTCTTCATCAGTCATATTGCCCTCAGCCATAAATTTTGCTGCTTCTAACTGTTTTTTTGTTAAGCTCATAAGCATACCTCCTTTCGTTTCGATTTGTTTCAAAAATATAAAAAAAGAGCCTTGTTATTGGCTCTATATATTATATTTCAAGCCCGGAAAGGGGGAAACCGGGCTGAAACGTATAAAGACATTTTTCTTTCTTACATTATAACACACTAAAAAACGCTTGTCAGTGCTGCACTTCTAAAACCATACCGTTTTTATTTCTTCCTTTTCTACATCTATCAATCCATACTTTTGTGCAAAAAAAGCTACATATAATACAATCTCGTTTCGCCACATAAAATATGTTCTACGCTCTATGTGTAATACTTCTTGTATGTAATTAGGACCTTCTTCATCAAAGTATTGCAATTGAAGTAATCGTCCTTTTTCAGTTCCTTTATATTTATCTACTACTTTTTCTATTATCGTTATCCATTTTTCTTTTTTAATTATTTCTGGCTTTGTAAGTTTGATAGCTTTTAATGCTGTAGGATCACTATGGTAAGATTGTCCTTCTCCAACCTTTCCAAAAAGAGGTGTACCTGAATTTAATACTTTTTCTCTATATTCTTTCACTTCTCTTTTTAAATCAAAGTAGTGATACAAGTGCCATTCGATTTCTTTGTAAATTTCCCTATCCAAAACCGCCATTTACATCAGCTCCATTTCATACTTAGTAGCCTTTCCTTTGTGTCAAAATCTAAAAGCTCCTTTATTTCAACGTATAGTCTCTCTTTCTTTTCCTCTTTCTCCCACAATTCCATTGCCTTGTCCACATACTCCATAAAAAGCATTATGTCACCATTCATATATCTCACAATTGCCCTTGAGCAATATTGTAACACCTCTGGACTCATGTTGATACCTCCTCTATCTCGATTTCCACACGTGGCTCATCTGAGAAGTATTTCTCTATAGTACATTCAACAATTTGACTGTCGTCTCTATATGCTAGCCCGTTCAAAGCATCTGCAATAATTTTTATAATGTTGTCTATGTCTGGTTTCTTAACAGGCCTAATTTTACCTGCAATCATTTTTTCTCTTTTTCTTTTGCTTGTGCTTTTCGGAATTGGAAAGTATGCTTTGATATGCATTTTAATAGGCCCTTCAAGTTGTTTGTGAAAGTGCTGTATTATGTAAAGCTCTCTTATTAGTGTTTCATAGTTTACAGTTTCTTTTGGTGTATAAGTTATGCCATTTTTTAAAACTCTTGCCCTTTGTTTACCAAGCGGCTTACCGGGGATTGTAATCGTTATTTTATTCATCTTTTTTTCCTCCTTATTTTAGTATTTTTAAGATTATTGCTAATACCCTTTCTATTCCTTCCCTATAACCACGCCAGTATTTTATTGAAACCATTGTTTCTGCATAATTTTCCTGTTTCCTAGCTTCATTTATTTCTTTATGTAAAATATCAAGGAGTCCATCTAATATTTCTGTTTCTTCAGGCTTTAAACTCATTCTTTTTCGCCTCCTTTATTAAAAGATCTAATCTTGCTTTTTCTGACTGTAGCTGATAAAATATCACATCTTCTGCGTCAGGATCTACAATTTTTAATTGTTCTTCTAAGTCTTTTAACCTCTTTAAAGTTTCTCTGATAAGTCCGTCATAATCGTAATAATTATACATTATCCTCACCTCTCTCTTTTTTTAAAGCTTTCATAAATTCCTTATTATCGCCTGTAAAAACATATCCAAATGGGTCCAGTATTCCTTCAATCCATCCGTTTTTTTTAATTAGAATCGTATAAGCTGGTATATTTAAACCATTATAAGTTCTCTCATTGTTACCGTTTATAAAAATTTCATAATCACCTAACTTACGGTTATAAAATTCTTTGATTGGTACTGCATTATCTTTCTTTACAAGCTCATAAATAAGCTCGTAAAACTTAATCACACTCATAATTATTACTCCTTTTTAAAATGTTTCATCGAGGCTTCTAAAAGCTTCTTTTCTAACTCGTCCACATTATATTGCCTTTGTGGATAACTGTTGAAGTAGTTTTTTGGTGCAACGTCTTTTAGTGTTTTGTTATTTTTATTATCTTGCCAATCTCTGATATATGCTTCCACGTCTGCCTTTGTTTTAATTCCTTGTTTTACCCAGCTTTTTAGTATCGCTTCGATATATTTTATCGTCCTCTTGTTGTTTTTGACAGCTTCCTCTATAGCTAATATAACTACATCTAATTCTACATCTTCTAACCAACTTTCTAATTTCTGAATTTCTATAGGACTGGGTAGATGAATGTTTTGTTCGAATATATCAAAGATTTTTTTTAGCTGCTGCTGCTTTACTACTTCTTCTACATTCTTATCATTCTTATCATTCTTATCATTCTTGTTAGATGTTAGCTCTTTGTTAGCTCTTTGTGAGGTCTTTGTTAGCTCTTTGTTAGTTTCTTTGTTAGTTTCTTCTTCTTCAATCTGGTAAAGGTGCCAGTTTACTATGGTTATGAGCCTTCCTGTCTTTGTTGATTTATTTGTTAGAAATCCCCACGTTTCTAATTTTTTTAGTGAAGTTCTGATATTTTGCAAACTCACATCTGATGCACAATGTTTTTTTATACTGTCAAGTGACGTAATAAATTGTCCGGGTTTTACTGTATAAATTTCACCTTTGTACTCCCACTTCGCTTCTTTATGATTTGCAAGAAGTAGGCATGTGAGCATAACATCTCTTTGTTTACTGTTTAGTTTTTTATACATATCGCTGTCAAAAACTTTTCTATATAATTTTATCCAGCCCTCATACATTTTTAATCCCCCTTAAAAAAATTCAGAGAGAGGGATTATCCCTCTTCTCCTTCCCAAGGAAATTTTATATCTTCCAGCGCATCGAAATCTGCGTCAATTTGTTGTTTTTCTTTTTCTTCTTCTTGTTGACCTTGTTGTTCTTGTTCTTGTTGTGCTTGTTCTTCTTGTTCTTTTTGTTGTTCTTGTTTTACTGCTTGTTCGATTTCTGTACATATTTTATCATAATCTTCTTTTGCTACATCTTTGCTTTGTTCATAACCGTATTCATCAAGTATAGCTCTTATTAAATATTGTCTACCTTGTGCGATAGCAAACATTCTTTTTGCCTGTGCGGTGCTTATTTTTTGTTTTTCTCTTACTTCTTCTTTTATTTCTTCTTGTTCCTCTATTTTATAATTAACTTCTATGGGTTTTTGTTCAAGCTTGCTATCATCTACGGGCATTTCTTCAGCGGTGTATAGACCTTGGAATTCTTCTGGCAGTGCTTCTCTTAAAGCCTGCACTAATGCTACTTTTCTAATCATAGTAGCAGGCATATTGGCCCAGTTTGAAAATATCCTGCCATCTTTTGTTTTGCGTTGGTATTCCTGCAGGCTCACGCTTGTTTCTAAGGGTATGTTCCAGTCCTTTCTATATACTTTTGCCCACCCTCCAACTAAAGTTTCGGTTGGCATCATGAATGTCCCTTTTCTGTATTCTATTTCACTACTTTCTTTTTGTACAATTACACCTGCTTCATAACCTGAACATAATTTTGACTTTGAAGCTCGCTTTGTGAATGTATCTTTGCCTGTTATGAATGTGGCCGGTTCATTCCCAAACTTAATTAGGTATGCTTCTCTTAAGAATGGGTTTAGTTTTTGGTATTTACATAAGTTTATAAACATCATAACCTCTTGGTCTGTTACTTTTTCTGGATTTCCTGATACCAGATACTTTTTTACTATGTCATATGAAAGCTTTACTTCGCCCGTATCAGTTTCATATTTTATTAACCATTTGTTTTCCACATTTATACCTCCTCTATTTTTAGCACTTTATAAGTGCTTATTTTTAATATTTTTTGTAAAATCTCTTGTGGCAATTCTTTACGTGCAAGCTTTGTGTCAATTCTCTCTTGCCTGCGTTCTTCTAGTTTGACAATCCATCCTCCAGCTTGTACAGGTTTTTCTTCTGCTGTTGCAAGAAGCTGTTCTTTTAATTCATTTTTTCTTTCTTCAAGCTGCTTTATTTGCTCTCCTATTTCGTTGTATTCTTCCACTATATCAGCTAAATCTTCTCTTTCTATAGCTTCCACCTTTTGTTTTTTCCAATCTGGGTAGCATATGTGTGTGTATGGGCACCAAGGTCTGCGGCACTGCCAGTTTTTATCAGGATTGTAAGGTGGACTTACTTCTTCTTGTTTTTCTATTTTTTCATTCAGTTCTGCAAGCCTTTCTATTTCCGCTTCTGCAAAATCCTCGTTGTAAAGGATTTCTTCGTAGTAGTGGTCCCACATGCGGATTTTAGGAGTTTCTTTATTTCTTGCTACTAAGTAAGCTTTATTTAACCCCAACCCATGCAGGTATAGTTGCACTTGCGTATAGTACTGGGGATGTGCTTCTTTTACGCCTTTTTCTCGTAGTTCTTGAAATCCTCTGCTTGCTAACGCTTTAGCTTCGAGAAGGATTATTTCTTTTTTTTCTGTTACTGCCAAACCATCTATATGACCAACAAGTAGTATTTTACCATATTTTATTATACTAACTTCTCTCTGTTCATCTATAACTGTATAAGGTGCATCTGGTAAATTTTTTGCTGCCCATTCTAATATAGAAGGTTCATGTAAGTTGCCTTCTGCGAATGCTCGTTCGCTACCTTCCCAAGGAGGTAGCCCCTCTACCCCCCACGCTTCCAGCTGTATTCGACGTGGACATGATCCAGCTTGGCTCATACGAATCATGTTAACTCCTCCTCTACCTTTAATTCGGAAAAATGTTTTTTAAAATCTTGTTCTGTGCATATAGTAAATAACTTTAAACCATCAACTATAGCAAAAACTTTATATGGATATTCCCCGAATTCTTCGAATATTCCAACTGTCAGTGGCAAGTTTAACTCTTTAATCGCTTTAATAGTTAGATGGACTTCAGGATCGGATGGGTCTATTCTAAGTACACCTTCTTCATAAAGCCGACTTAATTTTTTTTGTAACTTTTTTAATTCCTTTATACTAAACATCTTTATCCCCTCTTTTTATTCTTATTTTTTTGTGCTATACTAAATTTGAAATATTTTCTTTGTGCCTTTTGCAGGCACTTTTTTATCTGCGTATAAAAGTACCATCTCCACGCATTATTAGGTTGCTTTCTGAAAATATTTTGTTGTTGTTTGATAACCATTTCGGCTTTCCTACAGGTTTAGACTTTAAATCATATGCCTGTACTTTCACCATCTTTTCTCCTTTATTTACCTCTAACACCAACCAATGTAAGAACTCAAATGGGTATTTTTCTTGGAATATATCTCCTTCTTGAAATTCTGAAATCGGTAACATACATTTCATCTCCTTTCTCTATAAATTTTTATTTTCTTCCTGTCTGCATCATATGTTGTCGCAAATCCAAGCTTGTACAAAAACATTGCAAATCTTATTGACATATTTTCACCTCCTCTATCCAATCTTCTAATTTATTCCCTAATTTTTTGTAAATACTTTTGTATATTTCAAAATCGTATTTTTCATAATCTTCAAGTTCCCGTACTTCTGCTATTCCTGCTAAACCTGCTAAATGGTACCATACCACTTCATCAAGATATCTCTTTTCTTCTTCCGTAAGTTCAAGTTCAAGTTTGATTGGAATTTATTTCACCTTCTTTATGAAATTGCCTTTTTCATACCATTCTTCAGAAGATACTTCCCCGCCGATATGGTAACTTATTATTGCAGGTGCCCCTTCTCTATGTAATTTGCCATTCATATACCATCTTTCTTCCTTTAGTTGTCCGTTTTCAAAGTACATAAATG